GTTTCCCAGTCACGATCTTATGGATGAGTTAGACCTGTTAACTTGCTCTTAAGATATTTTATCGCCTTCGCGCCACATTGATTGACTTTATGTTGCGTATAAGGCACATTTTTCACGTTTTATAAATTTTAGATTTTTACACGCGCGCGTAGGTAAATTGATGGAAGAAGGCGAACACATAGAAAAGGAAGTAACTTCGCAAGATTTACAGGTGGTGATCGATGGTAAAATGATCATCGCTAAAATCATGTCACCAAACGCGATCAAGTTCGACGATGAAGCTGCATCCAGGTTCTTGGTCAATTATGCCAACACAGGTCGTATGGCTGATTCAGCACATGCAGCCGGTGTTACGTATCAACTTGTTTGGCTTCGCCGAAAAGAGAATGAGCAATTCGCCAGGATGGTTGAAGAAGCACGTCAGCTTTTTATCAATGGTCTTGAACGTGAACTATATCGTCGTGGTGTCGAAGGATGGCTTGAACCTATTGTTGCAGGTAAAGAGCCTGAAATTGTAACCTATGTCAGAAAACATAGTGATAAATGTCTTGAACTGCTGCTTCGTCGCCACGCACCTGAACATTATAGTAATAAGGAAGTTGCAACTAATATCACTGTGAATCAAGCAGTGGTAATTAGACCAGAACCTAAAACAATTGAAACAACAACTTTGCCAATTGAAGATTTGACCGATGAATCAGACAGTGTCTAAAGTCAAAGATTATGATTTTTTAAAACCTAATCAAACTGTCGGATGGGAAGCATTACCTGGTTCACAAACACTTTTTCTTGAATCAGATTTTGTATTTGAATTGCTTTATCACGGTACACGTGGTCCTGGAAAATCTGCTTCCCTTCTTGTTAGTTATTTTAATCATGTAGGACGTGGATTAGGTTCTGATTGGAAAGGTATAATCTTTAGACAAACATATAAACAGTTGAAAGACTTATATGAAAAGTCAAGAGAGATATTTGATGTAGTTTGTCCTGAAGCAAAATTTAATCAAGCAAAATATGAATGGACTTTTCCAGATGGTGAAATTCTTTTGTTTCGTCAGTTCCAGCGTGAAGAAGATTACTATAACTATCACGGTCATGAATACCCTTTCATTGGATGGGATGAATTGACCAACTGGAAGACGTCAGTTGGTTATAAGCGAATGATGTCATGTTGCCGAACTACTAATCCTGACGTACCTAAAATGATCCGTTCAACAACTAACCCTTATGGTCCAGGTCACAATTGGGTCAAGAGTCATTTCATGCTTCCTGAAAAAGATGGTGTGATCTTACGTAAAAAATATCGCATTGAGAATCCAATCACGAAGAAAGTTACTGAAGAATACTTAACTAAGTGCAGCATCAAAGGAACACTTTGGGAAAATACAATTCTTCTTGAATCTGATCCTACCTATGTCATTCAATTGAAACAGACTGCTAAAAATCCTGAAGAACTTAAAGCTTGGACTGAAGGTGATTGGAACATTGTTGCAGGAGGTATGTTTGATGATGTTTGGAGTGAAAAATATAACGTAGTCAAACCATTTGAAATTCCTGCAGGTTGGAAATTAGATCGATCTTATGACTGGGGTTCTTCATCACCATTTTCTGTCGGTTGGTGGGCTGAAAGTGATGGTTCTGATTATGTTGATGGAAATGGTAAAGTTCGTTCTTCCGTTAAGGGCGATCTTTATCGTGTTGGTGAATGGTATGGTTGGACCGGTCAAGAGAATACTGGTTTAAAAATGTTGGATGCTGATATTGCAAAAGGTATAAAAGATCGTGAAAGATCAATGTTTGGAAATCGTGTTGTTCAACCCGGTCCTGCTGATACTCAAATTTATAATGTTGAAAATGGACGAAGCATAGCTAGTGAGATGTCAACTTATGGTGTGAGTTGGACAAGGGCGGATAAGTCATCAAGAGTTAATGGATGGGCTAATATGAGAAGCTATATTAAACAGGCACATCCTAATGAACCTATAGATGGCGTCAGTCAACCAAGAGAAAAGCCAGGTCTATTTGTTTTTGAAACTTGTTCACAATTCCGTCGAACTGTGCCAGTATTGACGCGATCAGATAAAAATCTTGATGATGTCGACGATAAGGAAACAGAAGACCATATTGCCGACGAAACTCGTTATAGAATTCGTGCCTGTGGTAAACGTGTCAGATCAGGTCGACACAAAGGAATGGTTTAAGATGGCTATCAGCAGTAAGCATCCAAAATATATCGAATATGCCACCGACTGGGATCAGATGAATGATACCTATCGTGGCGAACGCATCGTTAAGGAACAAGGTTTTCAATACCTTCCTGCAACACCGGGCATGATTGAAGATGGTGTGACAAATGTTAATTCAGAAGGCTTCAAATCTTATGACGCTTATCGGAAGCGTGCACGATTTTCTGGAATTGTTCGCGATGCTGTTGAAGCCATGCTTGGAATTATGCACCGCAAGCCACCGGTGATTGAACTTCCCGCTATCATGGAACCGTTGCGTGAAAAAGCAACGTTGAAGAATGAATCTCTTGAAATGCTATTGAAACGCATCAACGAAGAACAGTTGAAGACCGGTCGTTGTGGTCTGCTTCCTGATCTTCCCGCAACACCTACCATTCAGAAGGCTGTTCCGTATCTGGCATTTTACGAAGCCAAATCAATCATCAACTGGGACGCTGGCAGACGTGATGGTGTGGAATTAGAAAGCCTGAACCTTGTCGTGCTTGAAGAAACTGAACCTGAACGCCAGGACAATTTTGAATGGAAAGAAGTTCAAAAGTTCCGTGTACTGATCTTAGGTGATGTTCAAGCGAATGAAGGTCAAGGTTTTGGTGCTACATATCAGCAAGGCGTATTCCGTGAACAAGAGAACTTCACACAAGACCTTATGATTGTTCCGTCAATTCGCGGTAACACACTTGATAAAATTCCATTTACATTCATCAACACCAAAGACATTGTTTCTGATCCTGATGAACCACCGCTTCTTGATCTATCTAATGTTGCACTGTCCATTTATCGGTCAGATGCTGATTATCGTCAGGCACTGTTCATGCAAGGTCAAGATACGTTGGTGATTATCGGTGCGACTGACGACACTAATTTCAGAACTGGTGCTGGTGCTGCTATCTGCCTTGATATTGGTGGTGATGCAAAATTCATTGGTGTTGACAGTTCTGGTCTATCTGAAATGCGTGCAGCGATCGAAAATGACATGGCGTTGGCGCGACAAAAAGCAGGACAGATGATCAATGCAGTCTCAAGAGAACGTGAAAGTGGTGACGCATTGCGCATACGTGTTGCGTCGGAAACAGCCACGCTTAATCAAGTTGCAATTACTGGTGCCTTTGCCTTGCAAGACGCGCTTCGTAATATCGCAATCTGGCTTGGTGGTAACCCGGAAGAAGTCGTTGTGACTCCTAACCTGGATTTCGTCGACGATCCGTTGACCGGTGAAACGTTGGTTCAGTATATGACTGCAAAATCACTTGGTCTGCCTTGGTCCTTGGAACAAATTCACCTGCACTTGCAGAAAAAGGATTTGACGGAACTGGATTTTGAAGAAGAAATCGCTAAGATCGAAGAAGAAGAACAACTGTCTATCGGTTCCAGCAATCCTGATGACCTGGAAGACGGCGATCCAAATAATCCAGATGATCCGAACGAACCGGCCAATGATGACGATCCAGTTGATGATTCTGCTTAGAAAACCATAGTTTATATATGGTTTCAAACCGGACAAAGAAACGGACATGGCTATTGATTCAGAACGTCAATTAGGTGGAATGCCTGATAACATCAATGAAGAATTCTTTGATGCGCTTGTTCGACATCAGATTGGACTGTTACGTGTGAACGGTCGTATTCGAAAAAGGATCATTGAACTTCTTGATGAAACCGAAAAAGACATCAGCAGGCAGATCAAGATTAAGCTTCGCGGGGTTTCTGGTCTTGAGCGTCCAAGCAGCGTCAATAAGCTTGATGCGTTGGTTGCGGCGATCAAAAGGATTAGAGCAACAGCGGTCAGAAGTTCAATGTCAGTCTTACGCGAAGAACTTATCGAAATCGCGAAACACGAACCTACTTTCGTGGCTGATGCTTTGTCTGCAATTAGTCCTACTAACGCTGTTCTGGCTATACCGACTGCAGATGCTTTGGCAGACATTGTGCGTTCACGTCCGTTTCAAGGTAAAGTTCTTCGTGATTGGGCTAAAAATATTGAAGCTGCAGACATTGAACGTATTTCAGACCAAATCAAGATTGGTCTGGTACAAGGTGAAAGCAGTCAAGCTATCGCTAGAAGGGTTGTTGGAACGGTATCGTTGAAAGGTATAGACGGTGTGACAGAGATCACACGTCGTAACGCTGCTGCATTGTCCAGGACCGCTGTTAATGCAATTGCCAATCAAGCTAGAAGGGATTTATTTAAAGCCAATGCCGATCTGTTTGAAGAAGAAATCTATGTTGCAACACTGGATAGCCGAACCACTGCAATATGTCGGTCACTGGATGGTGAACGTTTCCCCGTGGGCAAAGGTCCAATTCCACCATTGCATTTCAATTGCCGGTCTTTACGTGTTGCCAGTCTGGATGGCGAAGCGATAGGTCAACGACCTGCTAAGCCAAGCACACAGAAACAATTACTTCGTGAATTCTCGGATAAAAACAATTTAGGATCAATCAGTTCACGAAGTAAATTACCACGTGGATTTAAAGGCAAATTTGATGAATTTGCACGCCAAAGGATCAGAGAAACAACAGGTCAGATTGATTCAAAGATTTCCTATCAGCAATGGTTGACAAGGCAGTCAAAAGAGTTCCAAGATGATGTTCTTGGCAAAACCAAGGGCAAGCTTTTTCGCGACGGCGGTTTAACATTGGACAAGTTTGTGAATCGAAAAGGCGATGAATTAACCTTGGCTGAATTAGCACGTCGCGAAAAATCTGCTTTCAAAAAGGCTGGTCTTGATGTGGATGATTTCTAATGTTAACCTTTAAGTTGATTTTTATTTTATGCTTACAGGGAATGTGCTATGACCTTAGCATTGATCTTCCTGGACTCGATAGGGTCGAAACATGTCAAATGATCGGTCTAGGAATGGCAAACGAAATGATGGCGGCAAATCCAAACGCGATGATCATTCTGGATTGCCAAGTGATAGAATCGATGACTTAAGGAAAAATAGAATGACTTTTCTAACTAAAATTCAAAATTTAGTAACTGCTCTTAATGATTTATCAACTGCTGTTGACCTCCTTCCATCCATTCAAACAGCATTAGGTGATTTTGATACCTTTCTCGATACGCTCTAATATTTATTTAATCTGGAATAATCGGGAAAGATCGATTGTTGGAACTACAGTAGCAATTCTAACAATAGCCTCACTAATTAAACTTATTGAAATGTCATCAAAGCAAGAATTTGTTACCGTGATGGGCGGTTCATCTGCTCAAGCTGGCTCAGTGACAGTTCAAGAATTGGCTGATGCGATCGAAGAATCCATTCGTCATTTTCTGACACCTGGAAACCGTGTTAATAATCCAGAAACTAATAATTCTAAGTTTTGGTCAATGATGATTGATAAGTGTTCCTGATTACCATTGAAAATAGAGGTTGCATAGCGCGACCTCACATTCCTTCTTCAAACAATTGATCAAACAATTCGATATCGTCTTCCGATGCTTCAACCCAAGGACCTTCTGCTTCCCACTGCATAAGGATTTCCCATAATTCAACGTTGGCACATTTGGAATCTTTGGCGATTTTGATCAATTCGGCACGGGTAAATTTTTCGGTTTTCAGTTGCATTTTTGTTTCTTTCCATTTCTTCGATGATTACAATCTATCACAAATATCTTACTAAAACGTTAAGTCATCCCCTAAATCAATCAATCTTTGCATTGCATTCAAATGATCAGCTATACCTATAAGGCAATACTTATCAAAATTGAAATGGATTAGGTCTGTATCGGAGGATAGTTCACAGATTAGCATACCGTCGCTTTTTCTGTAGACTACCCACGAGCCACTGTATTGGTTTAATGTTGGGATGTGTTTCATAGGTAGACCTTAACGCAAATTCCCTACCAAATTATTAATTGACAAACATTTTTTTATATGTTTCATTTCGGGACATGACCATAGTCAATAGTGCCTATGTTCGTTAAAGCAGCATGGCTGCAAGAAAGGATTAAAAAATGCCTCTTAAGGTAGTTCATGAAAGCGTTGATGATATCCCTGAAACTTACCGCGATCTATATTCTGAACGCGGTGGAAAATATGTTCTGACCGGTGTTGAAGGTGTAAAAACACAAACCGATATCGATCGATTGAACCAAAGCCTTGAAGCTGAACGTCAGGCACATGAACAAACCAAGCAGAAGTTTTCCCCTTGGGCTGAAATGGATCATGAAGATGTCATTTCCAAGCTTGATAAATACCCTGAACTTGAAGCTGCAGCAGCGGATAAGCTTGACGATGCGAAGATTGACGAAATTGTCGAACGTCGTGTAGATGGAACAATCAAATCACGAACAGCACCGATTGATCGTGCAAGAATTGCCGCTGAAAAAGAACGTGACGAACTTCGTGAAGAGAACACAGTTCTGAAAGCTGAAAAAAGCAAACGCATTATTCATGATTCTGTTCGCGAAGCACTTACCAAAGCAAAGGTTCTTCCTGAAGCGTTTGAAGATGCTTTAATGTTGGCAGAACGTATCTTCGAAATCCAGGAAGACGGAACCCTTCTGACCAAAGATCAAGTCGGTGTTTCACCCGGTATCGATCCAAGTTCTTGGTTGACTGAAATTCAAGATCGACGTCCGCATTGGTGGCCTGCTTCACAAGGTGGTGGTTCAGGTGGTTCTGGTAACAGTGGCGGAATGGCGAACAATCCTTGGTCACATGAAAATTGGAACTTGACTGCCCCAGATCGTGACGGGGAAAC